AGTCCAGTAATACCTGCTGATGTAACAGGCAATAGTATAGACGCCCATGGTAAGTCGGCCGTTGGGAGTAATTCTTTGTTTGATGTGTGATGACCAAGGGCACGTACTCTTAGTCGGCCAGTGTAAGTAGGGTCTAATCTATCCTCTACTACGCCAACAAACCAGATAAAACCGTTTAACCCTAAAATTTTATTGTTCATACTTTTTATTTTTTACCGATATATGTTTGCTTTTAATTCACTCACTATACGTCATTTAAGCCTATTTAATATGGCCGTACGCAACCACTGTATAGACCTATGTATATGACTTATCCCTTGTCCAATATAGAAACAGGCAGTCGCCAGACTGACTTTATCACTTGACCCCTTGTAGAACCTCTGATATTTCTCTTTATGATATATTTCTATCAGTTCATTTGAGAGGTTGCCAATGTTATTCTTAAATTTGTCTATTACATTTCTCATTGTTCTTATTTACTTGCCTTTCACTGTCGTTTGTGTTATATTGTAGACCATATACTCAATTCTGATAGATGGCCATGTCCTAAGCGCTCGGAAGCGTCGGAAAATCTCTGATTCTCTGTATCTCTCTGAGGAGTTATCATTTAAATACTCCTTCGTTTGTATTATCTAATAGTGTATCGTCTAAGTCATACTTTAAGACGTTTACAGACTCTTGGTTTTCTCTTGTATCTAAGGTATTGATATTTTCTTGTGGGTAACCCTTATAGACTGAATCTTTAAATATATCCAGTACCATTTCGTGTCTATCTGTGCCTGTTTGTACCTTGTGTCGTATTGCCTTTACTAAGTAACGTCCACTCATATATGGGTCTAGGTCTAACGGATTGTCAACTCCAGACGGTTCATAACTTGGCATTTCAAATGCTATTAGATCACCAACACTTACACCTGTAAACCCTGGTACTGTAATAGTTAATGACATTGTTTCAAATGATAATCGTTGACTTAATCTTTTTGGTAGTATGGTCTCGTTAGGCACTCGTTCTATATCAGTGTGTATATTTTCGGTTGTTGATTGTATATACTGTGTGCCTGCTGGAAACTCACTAAAATACTTGTTTTCATTGTAGTTAAACAATGGCATAATACTCTTATAGTCTTGTAGACCACCTGTGCCGTCATGCTCTGTATGAAACGATTTACTATACTGTTCAGCGTAATCAAAATCAACTTCACTAAAGGTCTTATTAAAATTATCATGTGTCACCACACGAGCATTATATACACCGTTTCTTAAATTCTTTAGTGTGTTAAACTGTTCGTTAATTTGAAAATGTGATACAGTTTGCATCTCTTTTATGACATCTCTATTACCTCTGGCGTCACGTATATTGGCAGGTTTAGGTGTGTACTTTGCCTGTACTGGTCGTGCAACACTATTTGATATAGCTAACATAGACTCTATTGATTGAAAGTGATAACCAATGGCAGTTTCATAAAACAACATACCAGCATTGTCAAACACCTTACTTTCGGCATTCTTACCAAACTCATCTATTGCCTCAAATGGTCTTAATTTTGGTGTGGTGTACTTACGAATACCTTTTGTTTCTTCTACAATCAATGTCTTCTTACATTGTAATTCATTTCTTAATATTGACATGACATTGTTTTCGTATGTGTCAGTAAATGCTCGTTCTACTTTGACTTGTTCGTTCTTTATCATCTCTGCTGAACAAAAGTTTAACTTATACATCTGAGTTCTAGGAGAGGCACCAACTCTATCGGCAATCTTGTAGATAAACATAGGGTGACCTGTATCTTTTGTAAAGTCGTAACCTCTACTTGTGCCAGGTGTAAACAACTTAAATTCTATTCGTTCAAAACCTGTTAACGGTAAATGACCTACTACGTTTTGTGCGTCTGTTAATACAATCTCACCAGATAGGTTTTTGTTATATAGTCCTTCATATACATTTACCTCTGTGACTAGTGATCTTACTGAAATTCTTTTTGGTCTACTACCATCTGCTGATTGAAAAGAAACTAACTCTACATCTGATAAGACGTATTCGCCTGCTTGTCTTAATTGGTCTGTATCAATTTCACTATACATATCATTCTATTTCCTAACTAGTCTTTCAAATTCTTCAATGAATAAACCTAGAAATTGTGGTTGTAACAACTTAATTGTTCTTCTTTCATCTTGTAGTCTTTGTTCATACTCGTAATTAGAAACTGATTGAGCACCAACGGCGTCTGAGTTAACTTGTACTTTGTGTGTGTAGTCTTCAGGTCCATTACCTGTTTGTCTGCCACTTGATTGTGTTTTTTCATAATGATGTACGGCGTCAGGATTGGCATACTTATCTCTAACATATGTTTCAAAGTCTTGCTCTGATAACGGCCATTCATAGTAAGCGTCTGTTATATCATTGGTCATTAATATTACCCAATGTAATTCTGTATCACCAAAGTGTTTAAATGCTGTTGTTTCTGGTCTCTCACCATTTGGTACATCATACGTTTGATATAGACTTGCCTCATCTCTGATTTTAGACCTGACCTTAATTCTTCTCATCAAGTCTGTTACCAGTTTTACTTGACCATTACCTTTGATGTCATAGTAACCTTTTGGAAAATTAGTAAAGTACGCCATTAAAATCCTTCAGCAATTCTTTCTTTAGTCATTACTTCCGTTTCTTTAAACGTTAAGTTCACTGTTGCCAACACAGGAGCAGCGCCTTGGTTGTCTGCCTTAAATGTGGTAAATACTCCCTCAGGAGCATAGTCTATGTTCATGTTTGCCAACACACAACGACTAATTCTTGGTATATATGTGTTAATGTTTTCTCTGTACATGTATGTTATTTGAAACTCACTAGGTACATTAAAGAAACCTTTTGTGTCACCTTGATATTCAGGATGCATATGAAACTTAAATAGATTTATTATCTTGTGCATTTGGTCTTTCTCCTGAGCATTCTTAGGAGCAAACTCAAACGGAAACTCAAACTCTCTAAAGTTTACTTTACTAAACACCATCTCTTGTTGTGGGTTTACTGCCTGACCTTTTGCCTTATCATATGCTGCCTGAGTATTCTCCATACCCGGTATCAAACCAACAGCACCAAATATACCTGATCTTGCTAACATTTTAAGAGCGTCAGCACCACCACCTTTGATTGCCGCCATAGCACTTGAAAAATCTTTTATTTTACCTAGTTCTTGTCCTAATAGACCAGCAAGTCCTGTTTCTATACCATCATAGTTGGCACCATAAGCAAACTTTAAGGCAGCGCCTGGTGTATATAATATTATACTGTCTGACAAAAATGTATGTGTTGGTGTTCTCTCATTCAAACCTGATTTAACACCTTGTAGTCTTGTCGCTTGAGGGTTAGCAAATGAATTTTGATTTTTAATTTTAGATACAGATTTTTGATATGATGTAGTTTCACCTACATAAGAACCACCAAAGTCTGCCTGTGGTATTACTCTAACATTTGCCTGTTTATCTGGTTTAAATTTTGATGACTTGTGCATTATTACATCAAAGATAATATAATGACCCTCACCTAAATTAGATGTTTCTTGTGGATAATACACCGTACCATACTGATACGGATTCTCTTTCATGTGTGCCGTTGGATCTATATTATCTATTTCTAATGGTGATTTGTTTAATAACCTAGCAGCCAACTTTTTCTTTTGACCACTATTAGCTAATATGTTATTGGCGAAACTACCTATACTGGAGCTCACCATGTTGCCAATCTGTTGTTTTAATATGTTCTTAACCTTGCTTGTAAATGCCATCTAAATACCTATATATTAGTAATATTTATAATGAAAAAAAGACAATCATACAAAGGTATTTACAGACCCACCAACCCTAAGAAATATGCTGGCGACCCTACTAGAATTGTATATCGTTCTAATTGGGAGCGTAAGTTTATGGTATATTGTGACAGGACAGAGGATATAGTCTATTGGGCAAGTGAAGAATTGGCGATACCATATATCAATCCTATTGATAGAAAGAAACACCGTTACTATCCTGACTTTATCATAAAGACTGCCAAAGGCAAGCGTTATATGATAGAGATAAAACCATCTGCTCAAACTAAAAAACCTAGACCTAAGACAAAGAAGTCAAAAGCATTTATGAGAGAGAGTTTAGAGTATATCAAAAATGTGGCTAAATGGCAAGCCGCTGATGTGTATTGTAATGATAATGGTTTAGAGTTTAAAATCTTTACTGAAAAAGAATTAGGTATTTACTAGGCAATCGCCGTACCATTTAAATTAATTAAAGTCGGGTCTGTGTTTTTATTATCAGTATAAACTGTACTCATACTAGAACCTGAATTAGATGTATTACTTTGTGATGTGTTGTTATTAATTTGTACATTTGCTGTACCACTTGAAGTTATCTCCTGAGAACCTGCCAATGCTTTTGTTCTATCTTCAGCATTCATACTAGCAAACTCAATCTTTTTACCTGCTTGTATATCATCAAGTGATATACTAGTATCAGGTATTATCTTTTGATTTACAGGTGACTCTAATTCTTTTAACTTATCTTTTTCTTCTTGTGTGACATCACCCTCTTTCATAAGGGCAGTCGCCTCTCTATTTTCTTTTGCCTTTAATTCTACTTCTTTTTGGTCTTCTTCTTTGTCTTTACTTGTTTTTAACAAATCTATATCAACACCAAATTTACCTAAAACTTTATTAATTAATCTTATAACACCATTAATCATATCAATAAAGAAATCTTTAATAATAGTAAATACAGATTTAAAGAAGTCAAATATTTTACCTGGTATTTTCATTATGGCAGCCGCTACATCACCAATCTTATCTCTAAATTTGTACATCAATAATAATACACCAGCGATAGCAATACCAATTAATACTTTAGCAGAACCAAAGAAACGTGCTACTGCTTTTACACCACTAGCAAACTTCTTCAACGATTTAGTAAGACCACCTTTTGTGAAGAAAGTAAACACATCTGTTACACCATAAGCAATATCTCTTACTGACAACAGAGCGTCACCAACAGCAGTAAAGGGCATCATTAATTCTTGTAAGAAAGAAGATGATGGACTTCTATCTCGTTGACCACCTGTATCTACACCTGTGCCTAATGAATCTTGTTTCTCTTGTATGTCTTGTTTTATTTTAACTAGATTTTCTTCATCAGCTAATATTCTTTGATTGTCGTCAAATGTTAGTGTTTCTTTTTTTAGTAATTCTGCTTTACGTTTTTGTGCCTCTTTTTCTTCTCTTACCAATATTTTTTCAGCCATGATTATCTCACGCTGTCTATCTCTTATTTCTTTTTTTGTAAGAATAGATGTTGCTATTACCTGTTTACCCTCTTTTTCAATCACTCTGGTTTCAGCAGCGATATTGTCTGATCTTAACTTCTCTACCTCTATTTCTGAAGTATCTCTTTGAGATTTTAATTCTTCTATTCTCTTACCTAAACCAGTGTTAAATTCTTTTACATTTATGCCTAACTTTTCAATAATCTTCTCAGCACTTTTAAAAGCATTCAAAAATCTTTTTTCACTACCACTCTCTGCCTGTTCAACTATTTTACTAGTCATTTGCCTTTGTACAGTAGGTGCTATGATTGTTTTTTTACCAGCACCAACAGTCTTCATGGTTTCGCTAGTGATGATCTTTGCTAACTCTCTAAAATCTGAAGTTTCTATTGCCATTATTTTTTACTTTTACTTGTTCCTGTGTATAGACCAAACCAGGCAGCGCCAGCACCAACTACGATACTGATTAACCCACTTTGTTCCATTGTTGGAGCACCTAAGTTCATATACCATATTACACATTTGTATAATAACACTATGTAAACTGTTAAGAACAATCTTGGAAATATTCTCCAAGCGTCAACAGCTCTCGCCATGTGTATTAATTTAGCATATGGGTTAGGACCCATGTCTTTAACGGATGTATCTACTTCTAAATCAACTTTTACTTTTTTAGTAATTTC